ATTGAAATCTGGTTTGATAGCTCATTGGAAAATTTAAAACGAATTATTGTAGAAGAAAACTATGAGGAATTCGACATATACGAACAAAAACTTAAAGAAGATTCTATCCACGAAACTAATGTTGAAATAGTCATAGAACATGCTAAAGGGACTCTTGAATATCAATATGATTTTTTCTTTGGTAAAGGAACATTTGAAAAATTATATGAATGTGTACCAGATTTCGATGCACTTGAACGTGCTTATGAACCAACTATCAGAGCTATTGCTAAAAAAGTCGAACAACAAGCAAAAAAAAGACAAAAGGATAGAGAGCTTGCAGCAGAAAAGTTAACTAAAGAGTTTCATAACAAGAAAAAGCAAAAAGTAGCAAATAAAAAGTAGGTGGTGACATGAGGTTAAATGACCCAGAAGTCACTTCCTTTTTTTATAAAGAACGTGAGTATTTGATTAATTTGTCATTTGACATTGTATTAGATGCTTTTGATGTGTTAAACGAGGCAATATTCACTGATTATGAGAAAGCTTGTCTATGTCTAGACTTATTAATTGGAGAAGGTTGCTATCAATCTGAGGATGCACTTAGTCTATGGGTATTTATTTACGACCAATTTATTCATAAGGAAGTTCCACCGTTCATTAAATATAGTTTTTACGGAGAGCCACTTTCTGTGGAAGAGCACGAACAATTAATAGATATATCTGCGGATGCAGAGACTATTTACGCTTCTTTTATCCAAGCATATAACATCGATTTAATTGATAAACAGGGAATACTAACTTGGTCCAAATTTAGAGCTCTTTTACATAATCTGCCTTCAGACACTCCACTTAAACGAATTATGCAGATTCGAGCTTGGAAACCAGGAAATAATGATTCAGAAAAATATAAGCGAGATATGACAGATTTACAAAGATACTATGCCTTAAATACGGATAGAGAGGAGGAAGATAATGACTAAAGATGGCAAAATAAGTATTCTGATTGATGTCGACGCCAAGCAGGTTCCTAATGTAATAAGTTCAATTGAAAAAAACTTTGGACAGTTAGGAAAAAATGCTGATGATATTACAAAAAAAATTGGTAATAATATGGGTGCCAATACTGAGACAGGAGCGAAAGTTGCTAATCAAGCAGTGGATTCAGTTGAACAGTCGATGACTGATTTGGGAAGATCGACTGATACGGCTACTGTCAAAGCTGGGAAATCATTAAGCGAAAACTTCGAAGTGGGATCTAAGGCCGCTAATACCGCAACAGATAGCGTGGCTAAAGGAGTGGCGGATTTAACCGCCACAACGAGCACTGAACTAGCTAAGTCGGGACGTATCATGGGTGAATCCTTTGATTCTGGCGCCAAAGATGCCAATCAGGCCAATGATAGTGTCGTTAAATCAGTCACAAGCTTGGTTTCTTCTGTGGAATCTTCTGCACCTAAAATTGGTAAAGAGCTTGGTAGCTCCTTTCAATCTGGTGCCAAAGAGGCGACTAGCGCTTTAGATGGTATCGGGAAATCAAGCAGTAACATGTTAGCCAGTATTGAAGCGACGTCACCTAAGGCAGGTAGAAGCATCGGTAATTCGTTTGAAGCAGGTTCCAAGCAAGCAGCTAGCGCTCTTGGATCAATAGAAAAGTCCTCTGCGCAGATGGTTCCTCCTGTTGAATTATCAGCAACTAAGGCAGGAAAGAGCATTGCGACTAGTTTAGAAGCTGGTTCCAAAGACGGAGCGAAGACTGTCAGTGATGCGGTTGATGCGATGAAAAAGGATCTTACGTCATTAGGTGATGAAGCAGAAAAGTCTGGTGCTAAAATGAGTACCTCCTTTTCTCAACCAGAGCCAAAAGCCAATTTGTTAACAGGCTCTGTGGGCAAACTAAGTGCAGCGATGTTGATCACAAAAGGAGCAACTACAGCACTAACGATGGCTAAAGGTTCATTAGATGGTGCATTTGGTCGTATTGATACTTTGAATAACTTTGAAAATACGATGACCCGTTTAACAAGCAGCTCAGAAGAAGCAGCTGCAGGGATGGAAGGCGTTCGAGATGTTGTAGTTGGTACAAACTATATGCTTGATAGTGCGGCTCAGACCGTGCAGCGCTTAGTGATGCAAAATGGTTCATTAGAACAATCGACAAAAAGTTATCAAATCTGGGGTGATGCAGTTGCCATGTATGGTGATGGCGCTGCAGAAACAATGGATAATGTGATGGATGCAATGATCCAGATGCGAGCAACCGGAAGCGTTAATATGGCGCAAATGGATCGTATGGTTCGCCGTGGAGTAGATCCTTGGAAAATCTATGAAGATGCGACTGGTATGAGTATGCAAAGTATTCGTGATGCGTTGCGTGATGGCGAAATTAGTGCCAATGAGTTTTTTGATACGGTTGAACAGGCTATGCGTGATGGTGGGAATGAATTCACATCGGTTTCTGGGATGGCTCAACAAGCTGGGGATACTTGGGCAGGATCGTTTGCCAATATGGCTACTGCAACAAGCCGAGGAACAGCAAATATTATCGCATCTATGGACGAGGCATTCTCAGAAACACGTTTTGGCTCGATGAAAGAAAACATCCAAGGATTTGGTAAAACATTTGAAGGTGCGCTAAATGGGATTGCTGGTGTAATCCCTCCTGTTGTTTCGGCTGTTGATACGATGACCGGTGGGGTTATTGCTGTGAAGAACGCAGCTGTGACGGCTTCACCAGTGATTATCGGATTAGGAACTGCATTTGGTGGACTACTTATTGTACAGAAAGTAGCTATAGGAACAACAAGTTTTATCCAAATGTTGAAATATTTAACTGGAGCTACTTCTGCTGCCACAATGGCTACAAATGTTAATACAGTTGCAACTAAGTTGGCGTCAGGAGCTAATACAACCAATGCGGCTTCACTTAAAGGTGCAATTGCAGCACAAAAAATTTATGCTATTGCAACTAATGCTTCTGTAGCAGCTACAAAAGCACTTGGGGTAGCTAAAGCATTAATACTAAATCCTGCATTAGCTCTAGGGGTAGTGGCGTTAGGTGCAGCAGGATACGCAGCTACCAAGATGGGAATGAACTTCTTTAATGCTCGAAAAAAAACTAAGGAATTAGCAAGTGAATTAGATGGATTAAAAGACGATCTAGATAATGTCGGAAAGTCAACCCAGTCCAGTGCAAAAGAATTTGAATCACAAGCTAAAGTGATCGAGTCGAATACAGAAAGAAACAAGGATCTAGCAGCTGAATTACAAAGGCTTTCAGCAATTGAAGATAAATCGGCTGCGGATAAAAAATTGATGGCTGATACAGTTGATGAACTGAATAATTCAGTGACTGGTCTAAATCTCTCTTACGACGAAGAAACAGGCCTGCTTAATGCAACCACAGAAGAAATAAACAAACGAATTGAAGCTTCTAAAGGAATGGAAGAAGTCAATCGGCTAACCGAACGACAAAAGACGTTGAATCAAGAAGCTGCAGACATTGAATCCTCATTAACTGAAGTAGCCAAAGAACGTATGAGATTGGAGCAAGAAGCCTCAGAATCTGGCGTGGATGGAAAGAAAAAAGTCAAAGAATCGCTGGAAGGACTGTCTCAGAAGGAAGATGAACTTCAAAGTTTACTTGTTGAAAATCAATCTGAACGAAATCAATTGTACACGGAGGAGCAAGAGAAAAGACGAGCAGTCGCAGAGACAGTCTCAGAAGCTAATTCTCAGATGATTACTTCATGGAATGTTCTATCTGATGCACAACAAGCTGCCTTGGAATCTATGAATAGCATGTACAAAAAGCTGGTAGAAGAATCAGGGAATGCTTTTAAGCAGATTGAACAACAAGAAGCGATAAGCTTGGATCAAATGAAGGAAAATCTACAAAAAAATGCTGAAGCTATGAGAACGTGGTCGACCAATGTTGCCATTTTGGCGAAAGCCGGTGTAGATGATGGCATTATTATGCAACTTGAAAAATTAGGTCCAGCAGGTGCATTACAAACGCAACAGATGGTAGATGAGATGGGGTTAAATCTTAGTTCATTAGCGGAGTTAGGTGGAGAAC